CATCCTCACCAGTCACGTAAGCTACGCGACAATCCTGAGTTCATTGAAGTAACAAAGTACGCTGCTCCAGGTAACTTCATGCTTGGTGAAATTGGTCGTTTGTACGACTGCGTATTCATTGAAACCACACAGGTCCTTAAGGTCGCTGGTGGTGCTGGAACTTCTTACACCACAGATACAACTGTTGCTAACCCAACAGTAACTGCTGGTGGAGGTTACATCACTCCTGCTACAAAGACAGGTAACGGTGGTTCAGACCGCTATGCATCTATCTTTATCGGAGATAACGCATTTGGTCACGCAATCTCACTTCCAGTTGAACTACGCGATGGCGGTATTCTAGACTTCGGTCGTGAGCACGCTCTTGCTTGGTACTCAATCTTCGGTCTTGGTCTAATCACTGACCAGGCTGTTGTTATTGCAGAAACCAACTAATACAATTTAATAGCTTAAATGTTAGGCGGGGGTGTAAAAGCCCCCGCCAACACAAACACTCAGTCACTAACCCGGAGGATACAAATGGCAACAAAGAAATCACCAACAGACGTCACAGGCCGTAGCCGTGATGACCTAGCAGGACAGTTCTCAGAAGAGCTTTCTAAGAGAGCAGAAGAAATGTCTCTAGCAACAGCAACTGCCGCTGTTAAGGCAGAAACAGAAATTATTGACGCCACCAAACCAGACCGTCAAACAGTAATTGTTGACGCAGTCACTAAGGTGGGAAACCAGAACGACACTGTGCAGATTCGTGTTGTTGAACTAATTGAAAACATGACTTTAGGTGCAGGCAATAACTATTCATTTAAGCCTGGTCAAAAGTATGAGGTAACTCGTTCAGTAGCTGAACACCTCAAAGAAAAAGGATATTTAGCAGCAAATATTTAATACGCTGGTTTACGAAGTGGCGGGCTTCCCCCCGTCATTTCGTTTATCCAGATTTTTTTAGTATTGCCGCTACCATTGTATTAGTTACGTTAGGAGCGGTGAGTGGCTGTATTAACAGACTTAGTCTCTCGAGTAAGACTTGAATTGGGCGACTTACCTACTCAATTTACATATACCGCAACAGGTAACGGAACTACTAAAGACTTTGATTTAAAAAAGAAACCTGTTGAAAACACAACTCTTTTAGTTACAGTAGCGGGCTCACCCGTAGCAACTCCAGCGGGGTACACAGTTGAACAAGATTTAGGAATAGTTCATTTTGTAACAGCCCCAGCAAATAACGCGGCAATCACAGTAGTTGGAACTCACTACCGATACTTTACAGATACAGACATTGCTCGTTTTGTGAACACTGCCGTAGAGCAGCATACTCACCAAAGAACAGACAATCTGGGTAGCCAGATGAATATTTCATTAATCCCTGCAGTTGAAGAATATCCACTAGCTATCTTGGCAACAACCGAAGCTCTGTGGGCTCTAGCAACTGATGCTTCTTTTGATATTAATATCAGCTCCCCTGACGGAGTTATGATTCCTCGCTCAGAGCGCTACCGACAACTGACTCAAATGATTCAGCAAAGAATGCAGCAGTATAAAGAGCTGTCCTCTGCGTTAAACATTGGCCTATGGCGTATTGAGATGGGAACCCTTCGTCGTGTCAGCCGTCTAACCAACAAGCTTGTTCCTATGTATATGGCTCAAGAGATTGACGACTCACGTCGACCAGAGCGCGTATATATTCAAAATGATTTAAATGGAAGAACTCCTACCCCAAGCTACGCTGGCGTATATGACATAACTATGTATCAAGGAGACTCTTGGTCAGGAGAGTTTGATTTCCCATTTGATGTTACTAATTTAACTTTTAAAGCGCAGATAAGAACTTACCCAAATGCTCCAGCAATTTATGCCTCATTTGATATTGCTGTTCTTGACGCCGCACTTGGGCGCATCAGACTTACTCTTCCCCCAACTCAAACTAAATATTTGCCAGCACGAGCTTTTTGGGATTTACAAGCCACAAGTTCAATAGATGCAACCTTTGAACAAACATATGTTAGAGGCCAAGTTTTTGTTACTCAACAGGTAACATTGGATTAACATGCCTACATCAATCCCAGTTAATAGCCCAATTGTAGTTACAGTCACACCACCAGCAAGTCCTGCTGTTAATTTAAACCAAATTACAGTTGGACCCATAAATCAACCAAACGTCGCGTACACTCATACGCAAGGGGCTGCATCAGCGTCATGGGTTATCACTCATAATTTAGGGTGGAACCCAAACGTAACAGTGCAAGACTCAGCATTAACAACTGTAGAAGGAAACGTTAACTATACAAACGCAAATAGTTTAACTATTACTTTCTCCGGAGCTTTTAGCGGTAAAGCATACCTGTCCTAAGGAGAAGATAAATGGCACGTAAATTTTTAACCTCAATTGACTTAGTCAAGAACGAGCTGCAAAATGCTGTTATTCAGCCCCTTGCTACCGCTCCAAGCTCACCAGTTGTAGGTCAAATTTACTTTGACACAGTTGCAAATGAGCTCTTAGTATGGACAGGTACGCAATGGCGTCAATCTGATGCTATGGCAACAGGTCTGCTTTCTGCTCGACCAGCAGCTGCCGCGTCAAACAGCGGCACTTTCTATTACGCTACAGACAACTTCCTTGAGTATTACTCAAATGGAACTACTTGGCAGCAAGTAAACGCTTTTGGTTCTGGAGTAAGCACTACTACATCTATTGCGGGAACAGCTGCTGACGGCACTGCTACTAACTATGCTCGCGCAGACCACACACATGCTGGTCCTGGGTTTGCAGCATCTACAGCTACAACAACTTATGGCTTAACAAAAGCTGATGGTTCTGCTACTACAGTAGCTCGCTCAGACCACACTCACGGTACCCCTGCTCTTTCTACAAACGCTGCTTCAAACATTACAGCAACAACTGCAACAAACGGTTCAGGTACAGCCCCTGCTAAAGATGACCACGTTCACGGTTTTACTCCTGGCAACTTTGCGCTTAGCGCATTTGGCGTTCCTACAGGTTCTGTTGCGTTTAACGCACAGAAGATTACAGGTCTTGCAGACCCAACTCTCGCACAGGATGCAGCAACAAAGGCTTACGTAGACTCAACAGCGCAGGGCTTAGATGTAAAACAGTCTGTACGCGCAGCAACTGCTGTAGCCGGAACTCTTGCCTCATCATTTGCTAACGGCTCTGTAATCGACGGTGTCACCCTTGTCACTGGAGACCGTATCCTTATTAAGAACCAAGCGACTGGGTCTGAAAATGGTATTTATACAGTTAACGCGTCTGGAGCACCTACTCGAGCAATTGATGCAGATACTAACGCAAAAGTTACAGCGGGTATGTTTGTTTTTGTTTCAGAAGGTACAGCCAACGGAAACGATGGCTACGTCCTTACTACTGATGATGCAATCACATTAGGCTCTACCGCCCTAACATTTACACAGTTCTCTGGTGCTGGAACTTACACAGCATCTAACGGTGTTCTACTTACTGGCTCTAATTTCACCTTTGAGCCGCTTTCAACAGGTGGTTTGCAGACAGCTGCAGGTGGTGGCTCTATCAAGCTTGCTACCAACTCAGGTGCTGCTACAGACGCTAACGGTTTTGCAATTGGTGCTGGTAACGGTATTACTGTTGGAACTAACACTATCTCTGTTGATGCAACTGTAGTAGCTCGTAAATACTCAACTACCCTTTCTACCTCAGCTACCTCATACACAGTTACTCACAACCTTGGAACACTAGATGTTCATGTACAGGTTTACACAGTAGCCGATGGGTCAGAAGTAATGGTTGACAACCTTCGTGCTACAACCAACACTGTTACGCTTGCCTTCAACACCGCGCCGTCAGCAAACGCGTACCGTGTTGTAGTAATTGGCTAACTAGGGGGCTTAAGTGTCACAACAGTTTTTATCTTCTTTAACATTAAACAACCTTTCCGCTGACCCTTCAACGGCTTCAGCTGGAGACCTTTATTACAATACAGTTTCTAGCGCAGTTAAGTTTTACAACGGAACTGCTTGGACAGCTGTTGGCGCAGGTGGTGGTTCTGGCACAGTAACCTCTGTTGCTACAGGAACAGGCCTTACAGGTGGACCAATTACTAGTTCTGGAACCTTATCTATTGATACAGCAGTTGTTCCTAGACTTGGTGTTGCTAACACATTTACGGCTAATATTACTGCCCCAACTATTACAGGCTCAACACAAGTAGTTGCTGGTTCTAGTTCAGCACAAGGTGTTAATACTGGTGTTTCTGTAAGAGGTACGGGAGGTACAGACTGGAGAATTTATGCGGATTCAAGTGCAACATTAAAAATTGGTGGGTCAGGAGCAGGTACTACATTTTGGACAG